AACCATCACACTCACCCTGCTGCCGCTCGCTGTTCCTACGGTTGAGCGCTCTCGGCACCGGATCTACAACCTTCTGCCGATCAAGCAGCCGGTTACGATCGTTGTCAGGACCGATACGCGAACCGTCAAGACGCTCGGGTATGTCGAGTCCAGCGAGCCCGACATCTTCTCCAACGAAGAGGCGGTCAAGGTAACGCTGATCTGTCCTGATGGCTATTGGTCGGACGGTGCTGCCGACACTGAGAACTACCTCCCCTTCGTCCAGGAGCACGCAGCGTTCGAGTTCGACTGGGAGGACACTCCACCGGAGGCGAGTCCTACGCTCATATTCTCGAAGACCGTCGGGCTGCCTTCCGTCATTCTGGAGAATGGCGGAGACGTCCCTGCGGGGTTCACGATCATGATCGACATCCTCAAGGACAACGCCACTCCGATCTCTATATATGACGATATCCGCGGACAGCACCTGACGCTCACCACCAAGTGGCACCCAGATGCTGCGACGACGCAACCAGCCAAGGCGGGCGATCGATTCTACATCAATACTCGTGTCGGGCACAAGAGCGTTACTCGTATCCGGAACGGCAAGTCCGAGAAGGCGCTCCATCTTCTCGACATCAACTCGGACTGGCTCATGCTGTATCCGGGAGAGAACCGTCTTTACTACACGATCAATGTCGGTAATGGCGCTAAGGTATCTCTTTCCCGCGATATTCTCTATCAGGGGGTATAGTGTATCTAGCCGTTCTCGACAAGGGGCTCAACCTGGCGTACGTTATCGACGACTACAAGTCGGTTATCTGGACGGAGCGCTACAACAAGTACGGCGACTTCGAGCTGGTGGTTCCGGGTACGTACGAGAACTACGAGAAGTTCCGCCTCGACACGTATCTCTTCACTCCCGAGTCGCAGAAACTCATGATCATCGAGCAGCTCGAGTGGACAGAGGAGTACAACAAGGCCAGCGAGATCAAGATCACAGGACGATCCCTGGAGTCCATTCTCGATCGACGTATCGTGGGACCAATTCGTTCCAGCGATGATCCTTGGTTCTACTACGTCAGGGGTTTTAACGACTTCGGAGACAACATCATCACCTCTCTGGTTGCGGATGCCTTCGCATTTCGAAAGCCAACACTCCCGCGCCATGTGGGCGCATTACGGTGGATGGCGAACCCTAAAGACCTCCCGGCAGAGGTTCTGCTCGGTCGAGACGGGGCGGAGATGAAGCTGCCCCAGCGCCGTTTCTCCACGGTTGCCGAGCAGCACAGCAAACCCGCCGGACCCGGATCCGATCTGAGGCTCAGCCAGTACTCGATCGATCTCTCGTCAACGCTTGAAGGCAGTCTGTACGAGATCGTGACCACTATTCTCGGGTACTACGGCGGCGGGTTCGCGATCGATCTGGAGATCGGCAATCCGTTCCGCTGGTGGGGCTACGTGTACAAAGGGCTCGACCGGACTCGCGAGCAGACCATACGCTCGCCAGTCATATTCTCACCCAAGATGGACAACCTGTCCAAGTCGGTCTACGTCGAGTCCGTGGCAGACTACAAGTCGGTGATCTACTCTGGTCTCGTGAGCAGCCAGAGCGTTGGTGAAGCGCATGAGTACGGCGACACAAAACCGAAGACCCAGTTGGCGAACACGTCCAAGACTATCGGTCTATCCGGTTTGGAACGCCGAGAGGGTTATCTCAAGAACATTCAGATCAACGAGATGACCGGTGTTCGATCCGACCGGAACGGGTCAAAATACTCGGTCCTTGGCGAGCAGACGATGTCCAAGGAGCAGGTGCTCAAGAAGATCGAGGACGCCTGCAACGACGAGCTCTACAAGCACGGCAAGAAGACCGTGTACACCGGCGAGGCGGACATGACGACGATGTATCGTTACGGCGAGGACTTCTTCATGGGGGACCTGGTTCAGCTGGAGAACGGACATGGTCTGTCTGAGAAGGCGATCCTTACGGAGTACACCCGATCTTCCTCCGAGTCCGAGGGCGACAAGTTCTATCCGACATTCACCAAGCCTGATGAGTCATCGGCCTGGCACCACTGAGGAGGGAGAATGGCACTTACCTCGGGTTTCTACCCGTCTAAGGACGGAGACCGAAAATACTCCGCGCTTGACTTCGGGCGCATGTTCGATGGGCTCATCCATGACGGGATCTACGCAACGGCTCTGAACGGCTTTCGTCCTCGGATGAAGGACGCGTCCAGCCTGACTATTCAGGTGGACAGCGGCCGCGCCTGGTTCAATCACACGTGGGTGGTCAACGACGCCATCATCGAGATCGACGGCTCCCCGGCGCACCCGACATTTCCTCGATGGGACGCACTTGTGCTCACAGTGGACCGGTCGGACGACCAGCGCTCGGCATATCTCGAGATTGTCAACGGCGTTCCTAAAGACGGCGCGACTCGTCCGGACGTCACCAGCACAAACAACGAGATCAAGTCGCGCTACCCGCTCTTCTACCTGTTCATGGACAGCAAGTACAAGGCCGGCACGGCGCCCAAGCAGGTGAGCGACAATCGAGGGCAGTCGAACTGTCCGTTTGTGACGGGCATCGTCGACCACCTCGATGGCGATACGCTGTTCAAGCGCTGGGACGACTCGTTCCAGGAGTGGGCGAAGAACTACAGTGCCGAGGTCAAGACCGACCTGGATGAGTGGAAGGCCGAACGACTGGCCGACTACAACACCTGGAAAGACACCTTGATCAACACGATGAATGGCGACACCAACAAGAAGGTCGTCAACGAGATCGCGGCGATCAAGTCCCAGCTCCAGGGGATGACCGCGGGTTTTAGGATCTACCAGGACATAGTATGGTCCAACGGGCAGGTTCTGGTAGACCGTACTACGCCCGTTCAAGGAAAACTCGTCTACGAGCTTAAGGTGTGATTCATGCGTATCTCCGATCTTCCGATCGTCCGGTATAACGAGGAATCGGACTATATCGTCCTCGACAACCCGGGCAAAAGCACAACGAAACGGATCTCCTGCTCCGACTTTCGCTTCGCTGTGTTCTCCGACTACCAGTTCACCCACAACCAGATCGTTCGCGGAGCGTCTCTCGGCAACGAATTCAGACAGGCCCACAAGGACGCGATCCGGACCGGATCGTTCCAGGACCTGTGGCTTGGGGACTACTGGCTGTACAACAACGTCCGGTGGATGATCGTCGACTTCAACTACTTCAGGGGTACGGAGGAGGGCGTCAAGAACCACATTGTGGTCATGCCCGACCGAAGCCTTAGCGCTACCTTCGCCACAAAGGCCGAGGACCCGCTGAAGAACTACTGCGACTCGCTGATGTATGACGCAGCGTCCAAGCTCAAGCCGCAGTTCGCGGCGCTGTTCGGCGACGAGTACATCATGGGGCACAAGGACGTTCTGGCGAACTCTTATGCCGGAAGCACGACCTTTCCATACACCTCAGACGACATTCTTGTTCGTGGGGGCATCTACTCCACGATCCCGGATGAGGTCATGATGTTCGGAGCCAGGCTCATGGCTCCTGTTCAGGCTGGCCGTAACGCGGCCGGGCACATCACAGGAAAGCAGTTCTCCTACTACCGGCAGGGTATGGGCATCCCGAATCCCCACCAGATCTTCTGGCTGCGGGACAAGTGCTGGTACAACTACTTCACCTGCTGGGCGGACTACCGTCTGACTAATCGTATCTGGAACACAACTGCCGGTCTCCGTCCTTTCGTCTGTATCTCAGGAGATGCTAACTGATGTCACACACCCTGGAACTGACGATCACTATCGTGGTATCGGTACTGGGGTCTTCGGGTTTGTGGGCATTTCTTCAGACCCGAAGAGAGCAGAAGGACGCGCGTTCGCAGCTTCTTGTGGGACTGGCGCATATTCAGCTTGTCGCCATCGCTGAGGGATACCTGGCTCGGGGATGGCTCACTCACTCTGAGTATGATGACCTTCGCATATATCTGTATGACCCCTACAAAGCTCTGGGAGGCAACGGCTCGGCCCAGAGGCTCATGCATGAGCTGACTCTACTGCCGTCTCACAAGGAGAAGGACGCACATGAGTAACCGTACCTACGACGCCCTGAAGTTCGTCGCACAGGTGGTTCTTCCTGCACTGGCCACGCTATACACGGCACTGGCTGCTGCATGGGGGTTCTCGCACGTCGAGGCGATCGTCGGCACCATCACGGCCATCGATCTCTTCCTCGGCTCTCTTCTGGGCATTACATCCCGGAACTACAGCCCTCCGGTTGACGGTACGCTTCTGATCGATCACAAGAACAAGGAGGCGTACGCCGCCCTCGAACGTCCTGCCGCCGACCTGGCCAAGACTGCCGTGCTCAAGGTCGAGACCCCTAACGACTGACGCGGACAGAACAGGGACTATAACGAGAACCATCTCAGAAAGGAACCGCCATGTCTGAAGACCAGCCCAATGTCGACGACCTTCTTGCAGATGCTTACGCATACGCGTATGGCATGGATCCCGACTCAGATGCATATCAAGCTTCCCTGAACAGCATCGTCAAGCTGGAAGCCATCAAGGACACCTCCTTGCAGACCCAGGCCGCTATCAAGCGGCAGGAGCAGCAGGATCGTGCTTGGTGGCGTCCCAGCGGCGATGGCATGCTGGGAGCTGCGGCATCCGTGCTCGGAATTCTTGTTATCGTGAATGCTGAGCGTCTCTACCCGGTCGCCTCTAAGGCGCTTGGTATGGCGACTAGAATCCGTCTCTGATCCCTCGGCCTATAGCCCCGTCTCTGTCATATTCGACAAGGACGGGGCTATAGGTTCTCGCAACTCGGACTATAAAAATTTCCCGGGTGGGTTTTCGAGATCGCAATTTATACTAATGCTATAACGAGAACCATCTCAGAAAGGAAAGAAAAATGCTCGCTATTATCGTGTTTCTCTCGCTTGCACTTCTTATCAACTCCATCTTCATGTTCTGCGTCATCATTTACGGCGCCAATATGAAGACGGAGAACGAGAAGCTGAAGAGAGAGCTCAGATTCGACCGCAGTGTTGAAGCTCTTCTCTCTGACCTGAGTAAGAAGTAACCTCACCCCATAACCCCCAACACGGGTTATGGGCTTTCGCGGACGAAACACGCCTCATAATGAGACCCATCACCAGAAAGGAACGTCATGTTTAGACTGTTCGGCTTCGTCATCAAGGGCGTCATCTCCCTCCTGCTTTTCAAGTGGGCCATTGACATCATGATCGTTGCCTACTATCGCGTCAAGCGCATCCAAACTCAGTGATAATAGCTCACCCCATAACCCCCAACACGGG